GCTGTAAACGAACTTGATGTCAGAGCGAGCGCTGCCGAGCGAGAAGTCAGCCGTCGAGGAGGCCGGCAGGGAGGCGACGAAGGACAGGCCGTTCCCCGCCATCGTGATCGTACAGGGGTAGACCATCCCGCCCGCGTCGATAATGTCGGAGGTGACAGTCGTGGACAGCAGGTTCGCGGGGCCGCCAGCCGCCGGGGTATAGGTGACGGTCGCCGAGTAGGTCGTGCCGCGCTTAAAGGTGACGGTGGTGCTCATCAGAGAATGTCCTCGTAAACGATGCAGGGGATTTGCGCCGCGGTCTGGACGTATGACCCGGTCGTTTGCGTCGTCGAGATTTCCAGCGTAGCGTCAGCCGAGGAGGCACCCCCGAGGAGGGTCGTGACGCCCGCGGTGGTCATGTCCAAGGTGACCGAGTAGCCGGTGAAGGAGACAATGCCAGAGCCCGAGACCGTGAGGGATAGGGGCGGGGCCAGCGTCGAGTTATAGGTAATGTCCCAAGTAAAGTCGCCGACCTTGTTGACCGTGACCTTGTCAGTCAGGGAGGCGTTCAGCTCGAGGGCCGCTTGCAGTTCCGAGGCGCTGGCGAACACCGAAACCGGGCCGATGACCAGAGAGTTGTAAAGCAGGGAGAAGGTGCCGGCCTTGGGGGTCGGGGTAATCGTGACCCGGTCAATCTGGTTAACGCCCGAGGCATAGGCGACGACCGTGGACTTGCTCACCGTCGCGGCGCCTAGGGCGGTCAGGCCAGTCGTCGAGGTAGCCACCGCGGTCGCCGTCCCGATCGCCACGTTGACCGAGGCAAGGCCGCTGATGACGACCTCCTCGTAAGGGGCCGCGCTGATGTTGTTCGGGCGGACGAAGTAAACATTCAGGACGGACTGGTCGCCCTTAAAAAAGAAAGGGTTATTAACCAGTCGGACGTCCTGGTAGGAGGTCGAGGCAACCCCGTTCTGAACGTCGACGAAAAGGCTGTAGTTCGTATAGAGGGCCATCGGCTTTAACCTTGCCCCGAGGGCAACTTACGGGGCCGTGACCGAGGAGATGTAACAATCGTTCACGAACGTGAAGTGCCCAACGACCTTAGGGATGGTAAAGGTATGGGCAACATAGGCAGGGCCCCATGACGGGCCAATGGTCACAGTCGTGGATAGGGTGCTAGAGAAGGAAGCCGTTCCCGTCGTGATGTCAAAGTAGCCGGCGTTGCCAACCTGCGCCGTCGTCGTAAAGTCGATTTGCCAGATCTCGAGGTTCAGCTCAAGTTCCGTTCCCTCATTCCAGCAGCATACCTCGTCAGCATCACCAATCACATCAAACTCTGCCTCCTGGTCATACGACGAGTCCCCGCCGACGGAGATGTCATTGGGCAAGACTCCAGTATCGAAAGACACAGCAAAGGAAGCGGGGCCTGAAGAAATAGGCCCAGACGGATAAAAGATGCCGCCCGCGGTGATGCCTTGAGCGGTGAAATTAGCGCTGGCAGGGAAGGCGTTGAAATCCCACGCGGTTTCTGATGTCCATCGTGGGTATATATTATCAGCAGAGGCTGGGCCGCTGTATGTAAAAGGGCTTCCGCTGATGGGCGAAGGGGGCGAACCGGCTGTCACCGATCCGTTGCCCGTGTACCTGACAGCGCTGGTGGAAACCTGAACAATAGGCCCGGGCCAGCCGTTCGACCTTCTGATGACCTTGGCGATTTGGTCGGGCGTCGTGGCAGGATAGTTTCCGTAGGCTTCATAGTTCCCCCCGCTGGCCCCGCCTGCTGTGGTTCTGATATACTGTCCAGGGAAGTTAGGAGCGATGAGGTTTCCGTCACCAAGCGCACAAAGGAGCCCGGCTTGGTGCCTCTGGTACATGACACTCATCAGACCAGACCAAAGTAATAGACCGCGTCATTAGCCCCGCACTTGTAACGCTCACCCCATTGGCTGCCGCTGACGTACTGGCTGACCACCCCGGTCGAGTTGTCCACGCTGGCGAGAAGGAGGTATGCTTCCGAGTCTGAGTTCGTCTGCGGGGACGTGTCGTGGATGACGGTCGGGCCGTCAGGGAAGGGCGGCGGCGTGCCCGAGGCCCCGACCGGCATTTGCAAGTAGATGTAGACAGTCTGCGGGCTGGCCGAGAAGCCGATGTTCAGCGTCGGCGGGGGGACAGCCGAGAGCTGCGTGGGCGGGCTGCCCATCGTCGGCTCAATGTTGTTAATCGTGCCAGGGATGACGCGGACGATGTAGTCCGAACCGGACTTTGAGCAGAAAACTTTGAAGGGATGCGGCTGGGTCTGGTATACCCAAGGCTCGTCGATGGTTAGGGCAAAGGCGCCGCCGCTATTCGTAAACGTGTAACCGACTCCTGGCTGGATGCTCATCAGACGTTGAGGTTGTCGTAAATAATCGGGCTAAGGTATCCCTCGCCATTGAACCGAAGCTCGTAGGTCAGTTTATAAAGCAGACCGTAGTCTTCAAACCCGACCGATGAGATCATCAACTGAGGGTCTTCGTCATCGGCCTTGAACTGGTCGCCGAAATAGGCCGGGAGCATAAAGCGGAAACCTTGGGGCGCGCGGTTGTGGATGCACTTTCCGACGAAACTCCGCATCTTCACCACGTTCTCGGACTTCGTGGTATAGAGGACCCCGCTGAAAGTAGAGGTCGGCGCGAGGTAGGCCGTGCGCTTGTATAGTTTCTTTTCTTCAGAGTTAGCCGTGCCGAAAAATCCTTTGAATAGCGGCTTGTTCGGGTTGACCCCATCGTTTGCGAAGATTGAACCGTTCAGACCCTTAAAGGCCGGGGTGCTTGTCCCGTCAGGAGAAGGGCAAGACGTATAAGGCGACGGGCCAGCAATGCCATTCTTTGCCGCGGGCAGGAAAAAGTTGGGGTGCGAGGTCAGGGGCTCGGTGCTCAGAGAAGCGGACCCGCTGACGTTGGGCTCAGTCCAGTCGCCGGCGGCAATCCCGCAATACTGCGCCGTGATTGTGGCGACCCCGAGAGGGCCGTAACTGATGGAGGTCTTATGACACTTCAGCCGAGGGTCGGGCTTAAAGGCAGTTCCGCGGGCTATGTCCTGATTGCGGTCGCCGTCGACCTTGTACGTCGCCGTGCAGGTCAAGAGGCCATAGCCATCGTTGTCGATGCTGTAGCCAGGTTGCAGGAGCGGGGTGCGGAGGCTGCTGCCTTTTTCGATGCGTGCCATGTTAGCGGGAGATGCGTGAGCCGAGGATTTGGGTGTAACCGAAAAGGAAGCCGCTCGGGGCTTGCGAGCCGACCTGACCCTTCTCGGTAAGGTTGGCGCTGCTCGGGTGGACGCCGGCGTTGACGATGCCGCGGAGGGTCATGTCGATACTTGCGAGCAGATCGGTCTGCTGTCGCATGGCCTCCAGCTGCGGGCTTTGGCCCACGCCGACGACGTTGGAGCCGACCTCGGGACCGGTCGGCTTGGCGCTTGCGTCCTTGGCTTTGTCGCCGGACTTCTTTGCGTCTTCGGCGGCCTGACGGGCGGCGATGTCCGCGGTCAGTACGGCGTCAATGCGTTGGCGTATTGCATCTTCGGCCGATAAGACAGAAGCGGAACCGCCAAAACTAAAAGCGCTCTGCAATTCGGGACGCTTCTTTTCCTCCTCTTTAACGATTGCTTTGCCGCGTTCGTCTGCCTCAAGGAACTTGCGATAACCTTGGGACTGGGCGTCCTCCCCTTTTTTTCGCTTCTCGGCTTCTTGCTCGCGTTCCATGTATTGCAAAATGGCCTCGCGACCGCCTTCTCGCGTGTATTTTTTTGATTCTTCCTCCTTGGCGAAATTTCGGGCGTCCTCGGCCTTCTTCTTGGCCTGTTCAATCTTATCGGTAATAAAGCCGATAGCCTTCTGGACTAGGATCATCGGGGCGATGAAGCCGAGAGCAATGTCCTTAAAAGCCTCACGGAACTTCTTGCCGACAGCGTTGGCCGCACCCTCCACGCCCTCCATAGAAGCCTTGGCCTGAGCCATCTTCTGAGGCACGTCGGACTTGCCCGACAACTCCCATTCTAGTTTGCGTCCCATCGTTTAACTTTGCTGGGCAGGCAACTCCCCACGGCGCACGGTTTCCATGAACTCCTCCTCCTCGGTCGTCAGTAGGTTGACCTTCGCCCCGCCCCGCACCGAGAAAGCCGTCGATAGCCAGATGGCTTGCGTCTCGGGCATCTCCCAAGCCCGTTGTTCCTCGATGCCGTTGGCGACTAGGTTGGTGACAATCATCAGCGGCCAGGGGATGCCGACCCCGTCAGCTGAGTCGCTGGTCTTAGACGACTCCCAGTATTTAGGCCATGCCCCGAGGTGGCAATGCTCGACGAACCTGGCGACCTCCGCGGAGAACCTCTCGGGATGGTAATGGTAGATGCGCAGCCGAACCTCGTCCCAAAACCCAACGCGTAGGTCGGACTCCTCGGCGCATACCTTGACCGCAATCAACAGGTCGGTCGGCGTGATGCCGTGCTCGGTAGTCGTGACCAGGGGCGACTCAATCGAGAGCAGCCGCACCCGGTGTTTCAGGCAAAAAGGAAAGACCCGCTTCCCGAGGATAGTCCGGGAGGACGGGTCTCTAAACGCCCGCAGAAATCTGTTGTCCACGGGGTGAGTCAAAGCCCTTGCAGGGCTCAGGTCAATCAGGACGGCGTGATGCCTTCAAAGTCGACCGCCGTGATCTTGTACTTCACGAAGTCCTTGGAACTGCCGACTTCCTCCACTTTGGTCACCACTCCCAAGAACGTATTGCTCGCCGTGCCAGACGGGTAAGCGCTAAGCGCGGCGACCGTGAAGGTCAGGTTGGCACCGAGGGCCGGGCCAGGGGTGCCGGCAAAGGCGGCCTTGACGACGCCTTCAATGGTCAGCTCGGTCTTGCGGTCGTCGAAGCGCATGGTCTTCGTCAGGCCAGTCTCATCCTGAACCATGCCCTCGTTATTGAACGAGGCGGAGACGGTATAGGACTGGACAAAAAGCGGAACCGTTAGCTGGGTACCAGCGATGCCATAGGTGCAGGAAGTTCCTTGGGAGACGGCGGCCATTTGTCTTTGCGGGCGGGGGCAACCTTAGGCGGGCAGGACGGTCAA